CCCATGCGAGCTTCAGGGAGTTTCCGGCTTCGGTTCCCTTGTTGAATCCGATGGAGACTGCAGAGATGTACTCGCCCTCGGGAAGGTCGACCGATACCTTGTTCACTCCCTCGCGGAGCACCGAAGTATAGTAGCTGTCCACGTAATCCCCCGAAGCGTTCACGGTGCGGATTCTCGCCGACCATACCCCGGATACCTCCAGAACGTTCAGCGAGAGCGTGTACTTTCCGGGAGCAAGCGGGAATTCGATATTCTGCCAGAATGCGTGGGTGTTTGACGTCAGCGCCGCTGTAGCAGTCAGGCGGATTCCATCGGATTCCGGAGCAGCTTTGCACTTATCAGTGGAGATATACCACCTGTCCACAGTGTAGCCGGTGGAGTACTCGCTCAGCCCGCGCTGATTTACCCGGAAGTCCGGATTGTCAAGATCGTTCTTTCCGCTCAGCGTATTCCAGTACGCCTTCTCATCGGCTGTTACGTGGATATCCGCGTCAGCCGCATGCGCTTCTATGGCGGCTCTGGCTACGCTGTCAGCACCCGAGCCGCCCTGTGCTGACGTCTTAAAAGGGCATGCGGTGTAGTCCGAGCCTACAAGCTGAACCGAGCCGGCGCCGAGCAGATACACAGAGCCGCAGGCTCCGTAAATTGTCGCAGCCTGTCCCGCCGGAATGCTGACTACACCGTCAGCCCCTGCCGTAACTCCCGGAGCAGTGGACGCGTACACCGTAGTAGTGCCGTCGTTCCTGAGCCAGGCGTTCGTCCCGCCTGAGTAATCCGCCCTGATTTCCGCGCCTGCGAGCGTGATTGTTTTTGATGTCATGATTTATCCCTCCAAAAGTACCTTTTTGCCGTTGAAATACAAACCGTCTGACTTTGCCTCAAGCTTTCTGCCTGTATCATCGGTCGTGCTGTATATAGCCCATCCTTCGTTTGTTGCTTCAAATCTATACGTAATGTTTTTGCTGTTAACGAAAGAAAGTCCGGATGGTCTAAGATAAAACTTGCCCCCTTGGTAGACCCACAGTCGTGTAGTATTATCCACCTCAATCGTTATGCCTTTTTCATCGTGGTTATTGAGAATAATCATGTTGCTGCCGGAACTAAGCTCTACAAGCTGCTTGGGGTAGTCTGATGAAATAGTCAGATGCGACGCGTTAGTCCCGCTCAGCATAAAGCCATTACTAGCGCGCTGAAGAAACGCCCACCATGCGCCGTTCTGAAACATACACAACCCTTGTCCGTCCTGCACCGCGGCATACGAGGTTTGGGTCGGGGACACAAGCTTTTCAGCAGTTCCTCCTGACTGACTGAGCTGCTTCCTCAGCTCGTCTATCTGCTTTTCTGTCTGGGATTTGGGCTGCGTGCGCATAACGGGCGCTTCATCGGATTGTTCCGCGGCATCGCCTTCCAACGAAAGCGCCGCTATTGCGCTGGTTCCGTCTGCGGTATCGGAATATTCATCGACATTCGCACAATATATCGTTCCTCCATTGCGGTACTTCCACGTTACCTGTGTAGCCACGCTGATTATCTGCCCGATGTCGATAGTTCCTCCGGAAAATGCCAATACGTCTAACGGCTCTATTGTCGGGTCTGGAACGCCGCTTGCCTTGACATAGCGAGTAGGGTAGCTGCGATTGTTAAGATAACTTTGATTTATCGCCGCCTGTTGTTCGGCGGAAAGCGACTGCACGACAGGATTTTTCGGCAAGTTCAGAGCGCCTTCTTTGATATGCGGGGCGTCAGTTCCAGTCCAGGTTTTGACCCTGCTGTACAGCTTCACATTTTCGCCTTCGTACGATTGCAGATATGCAAGGTAAGTGCGTGTGTCGCTATATTCTATAGTGGTTCGCTCTTTGCCGGTTATAAGGCGGTCATAATTATCACCGCCCTCATATTTGTACTGCTTGAGCTGAACCAGCCCGCGATAATCGGCAAACGCACAGCAATTCACGGTCTGTGCTATCCACATCACGCCGTCCCAGCAGGACTGAATGCTTTCCGCTGAAAAATCGGGCGTGATATCCGCATTGGGGAGTGCGTTGAAGTCGCTTTCCGAAATTGCCACGCCGACATTACAGCGGTTGCAGAAATATGTGAGTGCCGCGTAAAAGCTGGTCGTTGGAGGCGACCCTTTGTCAACGGCAAGTCTGCTGAGCGTGTCGTGCGCGGTAAGGCTCACCATGTTCTGCTTTCGGGCAGCCTCTCCGCCGTCAACATAGAACGGCGGCAGCGGGACGTCTTCCCATGTTTCGGATCCGTCGTCCGCAGTAGCGGTGACAATGCCGTATTTAAGACTGATAACCGCTCCACCGAAATCATGATCGTATGCTTTGGCGTCGCGTATTTTTATCCGCATTTCCGCAGAGTTCACCGTGCCGATGTCGAACTTGGAGGAACTGCTCACTTTACGTGTGACGGTCAGGGACTTCTGCACGATTATACTGTCGTCAACAGGGATTATGGTTCCGTCTTTCAGCTTTATACCGCCGGTGATACGGTCTTCACGGACGGGGGCGCGTATTGCTTCTATGTACTTTTCAGAAACTGGGTACATTTTCCCTCCTTAATACTCGATGAAGCTGCACTCGAAATCAAAGATACATTCGTCGTAAGTGCTCCGCTGCAAGACAAGCTTGGGCTGCCTTGTTGCCTGCGGATATCCGGTGAACGTTATCTGCTTTCTTGTGAGCAGGTCGTAGTATGTTACCTCAAGCGTTGTGGCGTCTATCATGTTCAGCAGCTTTGACAGGTCTTTTGCTTTCAGCCGCCATTTATATTTTGGCGCGTGATGCTTTCTGCGGATAACCGTTCTGTGAAGATATCCGGCTTCGTCACGCACGCTGTCGTCGCTGTCGAAATCGCTGTCTACTACTGTCCATTCGCGCGGGGTAGGCGCTTCAACGCCGTTTATTTTGAGCCATGATAATTTCTCTATATCAGCCATGTTTCACCGCCTTGATTCCACTATGTCAACGGCGGCAAACAGAAAAAGCCGCCTGTCATTTCGACAAACGGCTCTGTGGCTCTCTATCCATTATAGCATGGATTTGCGGCTTTGTAACTGTATTCTTTTATATAGCGGGGTCAAGGCTTAACTGCTCCCACTGGCTGGTCTCCACAAAATTTGTAGGGAGCGCCACGCCGAACTGATGGCAAACGTCCTCTGCCATTTCAGCGATTTTTGCCGGGTGGCTTTTCTGGTCTTTCATTACTGTGCGCAGCGTCCTGATAAGGCTTGCCACTTCTCCGGCAGATGTAGCCTTTGTGGAATAAAGCTGCGCCGGGCTGTGGTTTTCTATCTGCTCTTTCATCTGCTCGAACGCCGAAACATACGCCGCAGTGAACAGCACGCCTTTCTTTCCGGTGAGCTTGTTTGCTATCATGTCGCAGCCTTTCTTGGTGATGAGATAGCAGGGGAGTTTTCTCCCGGTGCTGTCCTCATACTCAGCGGAAACAAAGAAGTCACTGAGCGCAATTTTGCTCTCAGTAAGATATTCGCAGTAGGTGCGGATTGAGCGAAGCAATTCTTTGTGCGGTCTTTCGATTTTTTCCGCAACTTCTCTGCTGTCGGCATAGTATTTACCGTCATGGTTTGTGAGATTAAATGTGTTCATCGTGTTCTCCTTTTCAAGTCGTTATTTTGCGCTCCCGGGTTCGTACTCTAATCATATCACTTTCTTTGCAGCTTGTCAAAATCGGGCAATTTCAATTAATTGAGATAAAGTATCAATCGTTTGAAATTTTATGTCAGCTGATTGACTGGTTACAAAAGTAACCAAAGTGATTTTTGATGTTTTGCACAAAGAAAAGCACCCCGCGTTGTGCGAGGTGCTGATTTTGTTAAATCACTTTATCGTTCTGCCCTATTGTTATCAAAGGTATAGAAACGTGTCCCATCGCTCGGCATACTGCTTCAAGGTTCTGCTTGGTAGTGCTAGGGAACATGCAATTCTCACTCTCCAGTTCTTTCTTAAATTTAAGCCTTAAATCATTAAGGATTTCAAGCGCAGCGATGTATTCTGCGGCAGTAAAAGCCTTTCTGGGCTGAATTGCAGGTTCTTCCTGCTTCTGCTCCAGAAGTTTTTCCTGCTTCTGTTCCAGTATGGGGATATCCGCCGTCAGCCCGAAGTACTTCAGCATACACTCGCAGCCCTTACGCGTGATAATGTAAAGGTCTGCAATGCACCTCGGTACGCTCGGATTTTCAGCCTTGAAAGCGCGAAGTTCTGCGTTTTTAAGATGGCGGTAGTGGAAAATATCAAAGTTGGGGTGCTTGTGGAAATACGGATATATCGCTTCCTTTGACATTCCGGTGAAGTGCGCGAAGTCGGCGGCGGTTATCACCGGATTGCCGTGCCATGTCTTGGGGTAGTAGTGGTACTCAGCGGTTTCAAGCGTTAGCTGTTCGGGCTCAAACTGCTCGGTCTTGCTTCTGAAATAGCTGTTCACCAGTTCGCGCTGCACCTGCCATGCGAGGTCGTCTGTGAACGACTTTGCAAGCATAAGGTAGCCGCTTTAATAAGCACCAGACCGTTCGGAGCGGCTATTCCGTACTCGTTTCTGGCTTCCGACGAATTTCGTCGGAAGTAATCAACGCCCTCTATAAAGCGGTTTCTGTTCTCTCTGAAACTTCTTCCCGCAGTTCCGGGTGCTCTCTTGTGAACTGTGTCAATCTCCTTGAAAGTAACCACGCGCTTACCGTTGTATTCCTTGACAGGGAGCTGCTGATTGTTTATCTTGATTAACTCGCTCATGCTCTCACCCCGCTTGCCGTAGCAGCCATCTTGTCAAGTTCGCTGACAAGCTGCTCGCTTAAATTCGCGATACCCAAAAGCACGTCTGTGTAAATTTTCTCCTGCTTTTCCGGGATAAACTCCGCGCACGCAGCTACCCACGCTATCGTTCCGAGCCTTTCAGCCTTTGCTGATACATTCAGTATCATGTCCTCTGTGATTTTGTTTTCCATAGCAAATTCCTTTCAAATACTTGACAGGAACGCCGTTCTGATGTATAATAGATTTCAGATTGGGCATTCCTGTCCTTTCAAACCGATAAGCTGTTGTGTCGTTGGTAGCGGAGCAACAGCTTATTTTTTTTCTCCGGCAGATATCAGCAGATGAACTCCCTGACGTATCGCTTCGGTTCTGGTTATACCATGCTCTTTGCAATACTGGATTAGCTTTTCGTTTGTTTCTTTGTCAAAACGAACTTTAACATCTACATCAAGTTTCTCATTGCCTATCTTTGGTCTGCCTGTTCTCGGACTCATTTAATCACCTCACTTTTGTGTTCCGTAATTCAATTATATATTTATGTGTTCCAAAAGTCAATCCCTTTCTCAAAATTTGTATAAATATACAAAAACCGCCCTGCGTTTTTGTGCAGGGCGGGGTGAATAGCTAAAGTGCTATTTCAGAAAATGATATTATATGCCACCATTCATTTTTTCCGAAAATGTCCATGTCTAACAAGTCTTTGACAGCCATGGATCCAGATATTTCTTTAGGGTGTTTACCGATAATATTTGACTGTTCGTCAGCTACCACATAAATTTTGCCATTACTCTTGGCTGTTATTTTACTATAACATGTAGCATAGCCTATGTCTTGCCCATCAAGCGCGAGCGATATAGAGGAAAACTCAAATGTGGTTTCAGTTTTGTTGTCAACCTCAAAAATAATGCATTGTTTGTCGGCAAAAGGAAAACTTGCTCCTGTTCCTATCCCACAATAGCTTAACGATATGAACTCATCTTCGTAAACCACAGACGGGGCGGCTTCCGCTGTATCTTGTGCGGCTTCCTCCGTTTTGTCATTATGTTCATAATAATATTTCCAACTTTTAAGGTCGCCATTCTCAGCTTGCAAATCAGCATTGTCACTTTCTAAACGCCTGTTTTCCAATTCTAATTCAATTATGTGAGAATTTAAATCAGAATTTTGTTCTTTAAGCGAATTGTATTCCTCTTGCGAAACCCCAGAGCACCCCGAAAGCAACACACATGTGCATACACATAATGCGAAAATTGTTTTTTTCATTGAAACAACCCCTCCTTGCGTCAAATTGTAACACAAAAGAGGGGTTTTGTCAAGCGTTATCTGCCATTTGACATAGCAAATCTTCTGCCCTGAACTTTCTGAGAAGCACTTTCAATTTCTTCGCCGTCAAGTTCGAACGTGATGTAAGTGTCCCCGGTCGTGAATGTGACATCTTCAAAACTCCGGCTGCTGCTATATGATTCCTTTGCACCCTCCCATGCATAGCCGGGCTTTGCACCGGAAGCCATGCTGGAAGCCATTCCTGCGGCAACATTCTTTATAGCTGTATCAACGTCAGATTCGCCGTCTTCTATACCCTGAGCCAGACCTTCAGTAATATATCCGCCGAGTTCCTCGAAAACAAGGGACGGGGAATGGATTTTCAGCTTGTCCTTGAACGCTTCCATTCCGTTTGCTGCAAGAGTGCTGAGCGCAGCTTCCAGTGTTTCAGACCCAGTGATAACGCCGTTGCTGGTTCCCTCAACGATATAGCCGCCTATTTCCTTATAATAATTCTCATTGCTTTCGTCAAGCTCAGCGGCTTTCAGCGCGTCATACACATCTTTGAACTGACCGTTGTTTTTAAGGTCTTCAATTCTGCTTTCACGATTGGCATTCTTGCTTTTATATGCCAAATCACTCCTGTATTCTGGCGAAAAATACTGTATAACATCATCCGCTAGTAAGGGGTTGGAAGCCAATGCATAATCTTGAAAGCTAGGAATTTGTGCTTCGAATGTTGCTCTCACTTTTTCATCAGCCTGATTCCACGCCGCGCCGACACCAGCCCCTTTCATGAGGTCGATTTTTTCGAGTTCTTTCTTGTACCCCTCGTCAATCAGCTTTGACTGGTCTGAAAACAGCTTTTCGAACGCACCGGTGCCGAATTTCTCGTCATATTCAATGTCAACACCCCAGTTAATCAGAGTATCTTTCCAGTTTTTGAGGTCAGCAGCCTGCTTGTCCCACGCGGACTGAATCGTTGAATATGCTGTGCTGGCTGAACTGGTTATGTCTTCTATCGCCTGCTTTACCTGATTTGCGTCTTCAAAATCAATGCTACCGTTAGTGATGTTTGCAAATGCACGATTCAAGGATTCCTGTTCAGACGTGTGAGTATCTACCGTAGCCATCTTTTTGACGGTTTCGTTGAACTGCGAATAGTCAGCTGCGGTCGCAGTGCCATTGATGATTTTCGCGGAAAGCTCGTCGGCATTCTTTCTCAGTCCAGCGAGAGCGGAATTGCCCATATTTTCTAGCAGATACCATTTACCGACCATATCCTCGACATCAAGCCCCATCTGTACAGCAAGGTCATGGAACGACGTTTTCAGATTATCGACCATTTCCTTTGTGTATGAACCGAGATTTTCCTTGATAGCGCTGCCAATGGTGTCAAGGTTATCCTTGATTTTCTGCGCGTCAGCCGGTGTCATAGCTTCGCCAAGTTGCTGGTACTTATCCGTAAGGTTAAGTATTTCATCAGCCGCGCCGCTTGCCTTTTCCTGATTATCTCTGATAGCGTCAGATGTGGTGATGATATCCTGATATCGTGAGGAAACCGTATCGAACAAACCCGTGAAGCATTTTGCAAAGCCGTCGACCGCTATGCCGCCGTTGTCTGCGTAAAATATTGCGTTCCCTATTTCCTCGTTGGTTTCATTTATTGCACTGTTCACACCGAGAATAGCACCGCCGAGAGCGAGCACAGCAGTCACGATTGCACCCACTGGATTGCTGAATGCCACAAACGCCGCTATAGCGCCTCCCGCGATCCCTATTCCAGCTGCAAGCTGCGTCCAGTTATTCGCAAGGTTTCCAGTTCCCTTGATGAGATTTTTCAGGGAGTTATACAGCAGCACTCCCGAAGAAGCGCCAGCCGCGAGCCCTCCGACAAAGCCGAAAAGTCCGCTAGCAGCCTTGCTGCCTATCTGCGAAACAAGTGTTTTTATAACCTCGCCGACCCTGCGCAGGTTTGTTATGAATCCGATTATTTTTGACCCGACAAAAACTCCGCCGATAGCCGCACCTACCGCCTCAATCCACGGCAGCGCTTCCTTGAACCAATTCCTGATATTCTCCGCGATTTCCTTTGTCTTACTTTCGACGCCGTTGAGGAAGTCATAGGTGGGAAGTTCGATATCAAGGTCAGTGGAATATCCTGTGCCGGAACCGCTTGTGTTGGAATGCGAACCGATAATGTTGAGCTGGTCAACGCCAGCCAGCGAACCCTTGAATTTCTCTGTAGCCGCCGTTGCACCGTCCGCAGCGTCCGCGATATCATCATAACCGTTGGAAACGCCGCTAAGGTCGATTTTCGGCAGCTCAAAGCCAAGGAAATTCGCGATACCGTTTGCCGCTTCGGTCAGCACCTGCACAAACGCCGTGAAATACGGCAGGAGCGCCGACAGCACAGGCATGAGCATATTTCCAAGCGCGCGTGTAAACTGCTGAATACGCGCTTCAAGCACGCGCACGCCGTTGGAAGCAGTGTCGATAGTGCGGCTCATATCTCCGGTAACGCCGATGCTTTTTGCCTGCTCTATCATCGCCACATAGCGGAGCTGTGCTTTCTGAGCCTGCGTCATGCTTTCGTAGGTCTGAGTTATGCCTTTCTTGTAGGCAAGCTGTTTCAGAGTGGCTTCATCAAGTGCAAATCCGAGCCTACGAAGCGGCTCTAGTTCCCCGGCAAAGCCCGACTGCACCTTGTTGTATGCTTCCTCCGTGCTGATGTTGTAGAACGAAGAAATGTCATAGGAAAGCTGGGTCAGGTTCTTCGACATAAGGTCTGCCTTGTCGGACACTACGCCAAATCCCTTGCCGACCGACTGGAAGAATCCCTGATATCTTATCCAGTCAGAGGTATCAACGCCGAGCGCCGCGTTGACCGCTTCCGCGAATTCAAACGCGCTGGACGCAGATTTCCCCATTGTGACGTTGAACAGGTTCAGGTTTTCAACATACTGCGCGGAAACGTTGAAACATTTGTCGAGTACTTTCTTAAGCTTCATCAGCGAAGCCCACGAAATCAGCGACTTTGTGGACAACGAACCGAGAGTGCGCCCCAGACCGCCCAGACCTCCGCTGTTGTTGGACTGACGGCTTGCCGCCTGCATTACCTGTGCGAGTGCAGTGAGCCCCTGTGCCGCCTGTTCAGCCCTCTGCATGAGGGGTTCAAGCGTTGTTGTAAGCTGCCGAATGCTGTTCGAGAACTGCGTAAAATCAATCTGGTTGATACGCTGTGCCACCGTAGGCAGCCGGTTCAGCGCATTTGCAAGCTGACGTATCGCTGTTGCGTTTTCTGTCCGGAATGCCGCCATCGCCGAGTTCAGCATTTCAATGCGCGATGTGTCTATCGCGGACATTGAATTTATAGCCTGAACCACCGCCGGAAGCCGTGACAGGCTGTTAATGAGCGGCGTAAGCCGGATATCCTGAATGCTGCGCAGACTGTTCAGCGCATTCGTGAGCGAAGAAAGCTGCGCAGATACGTCCGGGAACGCCGCTATCGCCTGGACTGCTCCGGAAGCCTGCGAAAGTTTGTTTATTGCGTTGACGTAGCTGTTCACTTTCGGAGCTCCGGTCAGCGTGTCAAGGGATTTCAGCGCATTTGCAGCCTGTGTTATCTTGTCCAGCCCAGACAGACTGGAGATAGCACGCCCAGCTTCTGCAAGCTTCTCCAGCTGCTTTGTGAACTTGTTCAAACCATTTCCGGTAGTGAGTGCCTGCACCGGAGAAAGCAACCGTTCAAGTGTTTGCTGGAGCTTTTCAAGGCTCTGCGCCGCGTCCGCTCCATCGGCTTCTATCTCTATCTGGAGTTCGTCAATCGTTGCTTCTGCCATTATTTCTGCTCCTTTCTCTTGCCGCCAAGAGCTGCGACAAAGTTGTCAAGAGCAATTTCGGCCGCCAGCTCGGCGCGTTCCTGCTCTTCAAGTTTTTCCTTTTCCGTCATTTCACGCGGGAATATCTCCATAGGCTTGCCCGGATATTCCGCCCGAGGACTTCCTTGCTTGGCGAAAGCGTTTGAGAGAACCACCTCGAATGCATTCTTGCAGTACAATCCATTCAGCCACGCGCTGAAATTCTGTTCTTCCAGTTCGCGTTTGCGCCGCTTGTTGTAAGCTTGAATAAAAAAGCTGGGAAGGCAGTTTTCGCCCTCCCAGTAATCCGTGTAGCTCATGCCGAGCGACATGCACAATATGCACTTTTCGTCAAGCTGCTTGACTATTTCTTCGGGAGATATCAGTCCTCGTCCTCGTTCTCCCAGATTGCGTTTCCCTCGTCACCGTCAGTGGCCTCAGGGTCGCCCACAAGGTCCTTTATAGTGTCAACGTAGCTGTTGATGAGCTTTTCGCGGAAAAGCTGCTTCTTGCTCTGACCGAGGGCGTCGTATATCTCCATTGCCTTCTTCTCAGAGATGGCGGGCTGGTGCTTCTTGAAAGCGCAGTGAATAAACGGAGCCAGCGCCACAAACGGATTATCGAATACATCTGTGGGCTTATTTCCGGTCATTGCATACGCCTTTGCGGTCGCGCGGTCGAACTCTGCCTTATAAGTCTTTCCGCTGTAGCTGATAGTGAGTGCCTTTGCCATTTTGTTTTCCTCCTGTAATGTGTAGTATTACTCGTCTGTCGGTTCTGTGAACGTGATAATTTCGTCAATCCACTTGGGCTCGCCAGTCGGGGCTATGTAGCAGTCGATTTCGACAACGGAGTTGACCTCAAGCGCAGGAATGCCAAGGGCGCTCGGCTTACCTTTGTATGCAGCAGTGTCTCCGTTTTTCAGCTTGATGAAGAACCATGTAGCCTTGTCGTCCTTTTCGGCTGCTTCTGACGCCGCAACCATCTTCGCCCACTCCTTCTTGAGCAGTGTTGTGAAGTTAGCCTTGTAAGTGGAAGCGCTCGAAAGGTCTTTCAGACCGGGGGTGAATGTTTTGGCTTCGGTACACGAAAGATCACTTGTATCGAGCATTTCCGGCTGCGGGTTAAGGTCGGGACCGGACTTGATATCCGTAATAAGCAGCGCGGTCTTAGGCATGGTGCCTGCGACCGTTTCAACCGCATATCCGAATTTCGCACCAGCCGAGCTGATAGGAATTCCTCTTACCATGATTTAACCTCCTATGAAGTATAAACTATATTGTCCTTGCCGATAATGCCCGAAAACCGCATTGTATAGCGATATATCGTCATATCGGCAACGTTGGGGACAGGCTGTCCGAAAGTCCGGATAAAGCCTAATTCCTGCATTTTCTTGTCAACAAAAGCCGCTATCTCCCGCGCCTGCGCCTTTTTGCCGCTCTGCCTGTTGGAGTAAACCTCGCACTGGTACATAAGCTGCGCGTGGTTTTCCCTGCATTCAGCCGTCTGCGAGGGAGCGTAGCAGCTGTTGTCCTGTTCCCACAAGCACACCGCCGGGAATTTCGCCGGGGTGTCGCTTGACGTGCTCACAACCGAAATGCCCTTGTATTCCTCGCGCAGGGCGGTCGCCACATAGTCAAACACCGTGCTTTCAATGTCAATCATGTGAACACTCCCTTTGCTGTCGGAATCACCAGCGCTCTCAGCTGCTGCGCCGTGTTGTACATGAACGGTCTGGACGGCATGCCCTTTGTCCATGCGACATAGGTGCCGTCTTTCAGCCGTTTTCTCGTGGGATTTGTGTCCCCGTCGCCGGACGGATACCACCAGCCGAGCTCCCCGTGACCGTTTACGTCATAGGACCAGCCGAGTATCGCCGGGTCAGGGTGGGGGCTTCGTGAGCCCTTAATGCCTGTGCCGAACTCCACATAAGCGGCATAGCCGCATGTGCACTTCACAAATCCGGTATTACCGCCGTATTCGCTGTGAATACCGTTCTGCAAAGCGCCCGTCATGTGAATGCCGCCTGCTTCCACCAGCGCAATGTTCGCACCGATTTCCGCAAGCTGCCGCACAAGCTCCTGCGCGTTGCGTTCGAGATTTGCGCGGTATTCCGCAAGCTCCCTCACCGCTTCGCGCACGCCGGAAGCAGACAGCCTAACCGTTATCCGTTTCATCTATCTGCACCCGCTTTATTGCATACTGAACGGCGTTCAGACTTCTCGCGACCGCCTTGACGATATACTGCTCCGTGCCGATATACACAAGTGAATTTTCGTTTATCGGACATCTGGTGTCGTGGGTTATCATCGTGCGGTCGTAGTCCAGCAGATTGCCGAACTGCTGCTGGGAATAATCCCCCTTGTTGGAGGAAACCGAAATCATCAGCGCCGTTTTGTCGCCGTATTTCGGTGCAAATTCGCCAGTAGCACAGCCTTTGTCGTCAATAAGCTCCGCGTTCCCCAGATACAGCGCGTATTCAACTGAAATCTGGTTGCGCTTCAGATCTCTCATTACAGCACCCTGCCTTTCGGTGTGACTTCCGAAAGAAGCTCCTCCGACACCCACGCATTGGAATACGCGCGGCTCACGCCGTTCTCGCTGTGGGAAGTTTCTCCCTCAGCGCCTGCCTTTGCGTAGAGGTCAGCGGCTATGCGAAGCTGTAAATCGAGGTATCTGCCTTCAAGTTCGCCCGGGAAATCCTCGAACGGATATCGCCGTGCCATGATAGCGGCTTTCGCGGTGTCAAGATAACTTTCCGCTTCTGCGTCGCTTATCTCCGGCAGGCGGATTTTCAGCTTTGCTGTCTGCGTCATTGCCGCCCTCCGTTCTCTCAACTTCGTAGCCCATCGAGCCGAGAACAGCCGCTGTGTCTTTGCTGACATCAGCTATGCCGTTCTCAAACTCCGCAATGACCTTCCCGCAGGTCATCACGATACGGGCGTTGTCGCCCTGATGTACTATCATGTCGCACCGAATGTAAGCTTGCCGTGCAGCTTCTCGAAGCCGTGATCCAGACCAGCCTGTCCGAAAATCTGATACTTCCATGCCGCGCCTGTTTTATCGAGCGGTTCAAGGAAGAAGTTACCCTTTCCGGGAGTGGGCTGTTCCACCAGATGTACAGCAGCAGGATTGAAGCACAGCGCAGTGTCCTGCGGCATTGTCCTTGACAGTGCGATTCTGATTGTGCCGTAATCGGTTATCAGCCGCTGAATGTTGATTCCGGCTTCCGTCACGCCGGGCATAAAGTAGCCGCTGCCCTCGTAGGCTTCGGAAATTGCAGCCTTGATATCAGAGTTGATAAGCAACAGATAGCCGTCGATGTCGGTGTTCGCGTCGTACAGCTTCTTGAAGAAACTCTTAAGTATGGAGCGGACAGTGGAAGAAGACACCGCTGCGGTCTCCTTGACAGCGTTTGTGACGATTGCTTCCAGAATACCTCTGGTCTGGTTTGCGTCAGTGTTGCCGGTGGACTTGTGATACTTGCCGTTAATGCAGGTGTACTCGATGTCGTTGCGTATCTTCTGCATGGTAGCAGCGGTCTGGAACTGAAGTTCAGACGTGGGATTCTCAGCCTGACCCGCGTTATTCACGCCGGAAAGCTGACCCATGTTGCTCTCACGAGCGTAGGAAATCGCGATGGATTCCTGGAAAATCTGAGTTACGTTCGTTGCCTGAGAACGGGTAACGTTAGCCGCTTCGGGTGCGGTCAGCGAATCGCTCTCAGAAATCTTGGGCTGAGAGGGAGTGCCGAGCGCGTACTCCTGATTTACGGCAAATTCAACCGCTTTGGTGGCTTTGGGCGCACCGATGAGGTTGAGAAAAGGTGTGGTGGTGATACTCTTGGTGTAAAGCGCACCGGAGTAAGACACCAGGTCAAAGTTCATGCCAGTTGCCATGTTTACCTCCGTTAGTCTGTGGGAATGTTCCTGGCGCTGTGAACAGCGTCCGCAGCCTTGATGATGTCAAGGATAGAGCCGTTCTGCACCGCCTTGTTGTACTGTTCCTGGGCGCTGGCGGTATTGCCTATCGCGCCGGGATTCGGTGCGGGTGTCTGCATTGCCGCCTGCTTTGCAGCTTCGGCAGCAGCCGCCGCGTTTGCGGAAAAAGAGCTTATGAGGCTGTCAGCGAATGCAAGCGACTTCCCCTCATCGTCGGACACAATGCTGTCCAGCAGCGGAGAATAACACTCTTCCTTGATACCTGCCTTGACGAACTTTTCCTGTACCTTGGTACGGTTCAGCAGACGCGTGTTTTCAGCCTTTATCTGTGCGGCTTCCTCCATGAGTTTCTGGTACTTTTCCTGTTCGGAAAGCTTGTCGGCCTGTTCCTTGTCGTACTTGTCCGCTTTGTCCTTGTAAGCACTGAACTTATCCTCAGCCGCCTTTGTCTTGGCGTTGATTTCCTCGTGGTGCTTCGCAAGGACAGCTGAAATCTGCTCGTCCGTGATGTCGGGCATTAAGTCTTTGAGTTCCTGTCTTGTCATCGCTTTTACCTCCTGATAACACCGCGTAACGCTGCGGCGGCGAATTTTGTTGCATATATAGCAAAAGAGCCTCTCCACCCCTAAAGGTGAAACGGCTCAATGGCTCTGAAAATATTAAATTATAAGTACTGCACCGTGCAGCGGCAGTTGGCAATTTCTGATACGCTCGCGCCCAGTGAACCATCGCATGGGAACATCATCTGATATCCGCCGATAATAAACGGCTGGTCTATCGGCACGGTCTGACCGGAAGCTTCCCGGTGAGTGCGCCGCACCTTGCTGTCCCCGAACGTTTTCCAGCGCTTGCGGGTGAATCCCCGGCTGAGCGCCGCGTCCATCTGCGCCAGGTTGCACATCGCGTTGACTTCCGTCCGCGCGGTGTTCAGCATGCGGTCGTAAAGTGGGATATCGCAGCCGCCGACCGTTGTGTCAAGTATCTGCATAGATAATTCCGTGGCGTGATTTCTGACCCACGCCGAAGCATTCCCCACGCCCTCTGCGCCCAGCGTTTCGAGGTACTGCGGGTAATATCTGTTGAACAGTTCAATGTAACTCCGTGCGAACTCGGCAGCAGCCGCCGCATAAAGGGCGGCGCTGTCAAGCTGGAAAGGAGAATATGCCAATGAACGTTGAATGGTGTCGTAGTATCTGAGCAGTATTCGCTGTAATGCAGCCGCCATGACTACCCGAAGGCGCTTTTCCGCAGAGGTTATGTCCATCTCCCCGAAAAAGATTATGTTGAGCTGGTCAACAGCGGCGAGACTATTCGCTTGCGCCATCGTCCGCACCGCCCTTTGCAGTCAGCTTCCTGAATATCTCGTCAAACTCATCGGGCGCGCCGGCGTCAGCGGTATTCATGACCGCCGCCTTATCCTGTTCGCCCTGCTGCTTCCACTTTTCGAGATACTCCACGCTCTCAACATAGACCTGCTGCGGATCGGAGTACAGTCCGCAGTTTTCGATAGCGATACGCGGGTGTATTCCGGCTTCAAGCTGATTCTGCAAGCCCTGTGTCTTGGTAAGCAGATTATCTGTCTTGTTGCGCGTGAATTTTATGTCGATATCGTCAACGGCGAGGTCTGCGAAATCCGCAGGCACCGTTGACGATGTTGTGACCGTCCTGATGATTTTCAGCACGTTTTCAACGAACGCTTTTTCGCTTTCGTCAAACGACTGCTCAAACGACTTCGCCGCAGCTTCCGCCTGCGTCCAGCCCTCGCCGATAATGAGAGCCTGTCCGGTGTTGCCGCCTGCCGAAGCCTTGCGGTCGGGGACGGCGGCTATCTGGAGCATTTTCTGATAGAGGTCGTCGGCGTAGGTCTGCGTCTGGGTCTGGTCGAGTACGTTCTGCAGCATCTGAATGCTTGCAGGCATATTCGGCGCGGATTTTGTGCAGATACCGCCCTTGGCGGCAAGCTCCGCGAACTGTTCCTCGTCTATCTCCACGTTGTTGAACCACGTCAGCGACTGTATCTGCTGTTCGATACCGTCCGCGCGGTTGGAAGCGATGTTGTTCAGTTCGTCGATTATCCCGAGGACTGTTTCGAAGCAGCCCTGCCGCGTGGGATTCGCCCAGTATTCCGTGACAGGATTGAACACTATTTCGGATTCGCCGACAAGCACGTTATCTTCGAACTGCCAGCAGTGGCTGTCGGAATAAATCGTGTACTTCTTCTTCGGGATATCGGTGATATCGTCTATCATGTCGTCCGTGCTGTAGATAACTGACAGCAGCACGCGTTTGGTGAAGTCGTTCGCGCGTATTGTGAACGTGCAGCGCGGGTCGCACACATATGTATGAAGTTCCGTGCCCTCATACAGCGTGATACGCTGCGCCACTCCGCAGATGAAAAGCCACTGCGCAAGCTCCCTGTCCTTGCTGGATTTGCCGAGCTTGTACATCAGCTTGTTCAGCGCCGCAAGGCTCTCATCGTCCGCCCTGTTGTTGGCGTCATCGAGGGTATCCTTGCCCCGGTAAACGTACTGCACCGGCTCGCCGAACGTGAAGCCGGTCTTGAAATTGGTTATCTCGGCGGCGTGGTTTATCACGACCTTGTTGTTTATCTCTGG